CCCTGAGGATGCGGGCGGCATCCAACCCCGCTCCCAACTGGGTCAGGCAGAGGTTCATCGTCGAGGGCAAGCAGGAGCAGCGCATATTCGTTCCGTCGCGCCTCACGGACAACCCCGGCATCGATGCCGCGTCCTACAGGCGCTCCCTCCAGGCCCTTGACCCGCTGGAACGGCGCAGGCTGGAGGAGGGCGACTGGTGGGCGACGACCCTCGGCTCGATGTTTGACAGGACATCCTTCGTGGTGGTCGACCAGCACGAGATACCGATAGTGACGGGCTCGGCGAGGGCGGTCAGGTTCTGGGACCTGGCGGCGACCGAGCCATCCCAATCCAACCCCGACCCAGACTGGACGGTGGGGACCCTCATGCTGTTTGACAAGGGGATTGCCTACGTGCTGGACGTGAGGCGAGCGAGGGTGAGGGGCGACAAGGTGGAGGAACTGGTCAAACAAACGGCGATAGAGGACGGGCCGAGCGTCGGCATCAGGATGGAGCAGGAGCCCGGTTCGTCGGGCAAGGCACTCGTTGACCAGTATGCGAGGTACGTGGTGCCCGGCTACGACTTCGTCGGGATACGATCAACGGGGGACAAGGTCACCCGAGCCAGGCCCTTTGCGGCGGCGGCGGCCAATGGCAATGTCAGGGTCCTGCGTGGCCCGTGGCTGACGGAGTGGTTGGACGAATTGTCCACCTTCCCCGAGGTCGTCAGCCACGACGACCAGGTCGACTCGGCCACCGGGGCCTTCGGCTTCCTGACAGGGCTCGGGTTGCCGCAACGCAAGAGGGCTGCTATCATCGTCTAGGCAAGTTCTATTACGACACAAACGAAGAGGAACATGGATACCACACCTACTATTGCCGACCTGTTGCTCGGCGACTTCTCGCAGCGACTCTCCGACCTAGAGGGTCGGCTCAACGATTACCTTGCGGGCCCCCCGCCGCAGGAGGAAGCATGCGAGGTGCTCGCGGCTTTCAACAGGGCCAAGGCCGACCTCAGGTTCGTCTACGACTCGTTCGCCCTCAGGGTCGGGTCGATGATGACCGACGACAAGGTGCCTCTCGCCGACGGCGGCGAGGTCGAGCGCAACTTCTCCAACAAGCGCAGCAAGTGGCAGCACAAGGATCTCGCAAGTGCCGTCGCGCAGAAGCTCCACAGGATGTCCATTGACATGGACACGGGCGAGGTGAAGGTCGACCCCGAGGAGATGGCCAAGGCGATGCTCAACTACGTCCAGCCGTCGTACTGGAGGGTCACGCAACTGGAGAAGCTCGGCATAAATGCCGACAACTACTGCGAATCGGGCGATTCGCGCATGAGTGTAATAGTAAGACAACCACACGGAGGTATAAGCGATGAGTGAAGCAACAAAGAAGGACATATACGGGCCGCTCTCCGAGCCGTTCCCGCAGGAGATGGAGCGCACCATCAACAAGGGCGGCACCAACCTGACGTACATCCCCGTCAGCGAGGTCATCAACCGGCTGAACAAGGTGCTCGGTGCCGACAGTTGGTCGTTCATCGTCATCCGATGCGAGCGCGATGCGATCGACCCCGACTTCGTCGTCGCCCATGTGCGCATTGACTACAGGATCAACGAGTTCAGCCTGATTTCCCGCGACGGAATCGGCGGCCAGAAGATCAAGCGCACCAAGCAGGGTTCGATCGTCGACCTCGGCGACGAGTTCAAGGGGGCCATCTCCGACGCGCTCAAGAAGGCCGCCCAGACCATGGGCGTCGGACTCTACCTCGCACGCAGCGACGAGGCGATTGAGATTGAGCAGGCCATGGACGCACCCGTCGACGAGTCGGTTCAGATTTGGGAGAACTTCGTCAGCGTGAGCAAGGGGCTTGACGAATCGAAGCGCGCGCAGTTGAACGAATTCTGGGCGAAACTGTCCGGCAATGCACCCAAGCCACGCAAGCCGAGCGATGCGACAATCGCCCAACTCAACGAACTGCAGGCCGAGGCAGTAAGGCTCAGCTTCCAGAAGTAGTAAGGTTGTTCGGTGACCACCGGACAGTCCCCAGAACTGCGCATGCCGGATTACCTGTCGGCATCGTCCATATCCACGTGGGAGCAGTGCCCGCAGAGGTACAAGTACAGTCGAATTGATGGCATCCCCGAGCCAGAGACGGAGAGTCAGGTGATGGGCATATTTGTCCACGAGGTGCTGGAGGATCTGTACGCATTGCCGAACGAGCAACGCACCGTCGACAATGCCCAGCAGGTGTCTCGCGTCATATGGGCGAATGGATGGGCAGAACGCCTGTCATCGTTGGGACTAAACGAGAAGGAGATGCGCGAGTTCAGGTGGAGGTCGTGGTGGTGCGTGGAGAACCTGTGGGCGGTGGAGGACCCGGCGAAGGTTTCGCCGCTCAGCCTTGAATCCGAATACAATGTCGAGGTGTCGCCTGGGGTGAAGGTGCGCGGGTTTGTTGACCGCGTGGCCGAGGCGGGGGACGGCATGAAGGTCACCGACTACAAGACGGGAAAGTTCCCGAAGCCGGCGTACATGGACCAGAGGTGGTTCCAGTTGATGCTGTACAAAATCATTGTCGAGCGTTCGCCGACCCTGATGACGACCGGGAAATCGGTTGACGAGGTGGAGCTCATCTACCTGAAAGACGGGAAAAGCGTAAGCAGGAAGATGAAAGACGGCGACGACGAGCGAACTCTCGCCCGCGTCGTGAAGGTCCACGGGGAAATACAGAAAGCAGTCAGCACGGGGGAGTTTCCGACGAAGGTGTCACGCCTGTGCGACTGGTGCCATTACAAGAGGATTTGCCCAGCTTGGGCGAACCGAAGGAACTGGTGATGCATGGACGACCAGACGTTCGCCAAGATGGTGGCCGAGGAGGTCAAGAACAAATTGTCGCCCAGCCAGCGCAGGGTGCTGCTCGAGAGGGGGAACTGGGAGAGGTGGAGGCAGAACCTCGTCGCCCTCATAGAGAACCTCGATTCGCAGATGGTCAAGACGGAGAAGGCCCGACAGGACGACACCGAGAGGTACCAATCGTTCGGCAACGATGGACTCGCGCTGCTCGAGAGCGCGAACTCCTCGTACGACTCGCGCATCAAGAAAATCTCGCGCTTCAGGTTCCACGTCGAGAGGCGGCTCAACGAGGTGGCGACGATGATCGACACCGGGGAGATGCTCGAGAACAGCGGCTGGTCGAACGCGGAGTTCCTGCGCCGCGGCATAGCAAAGCACAAGTCGCTCATGCGCGAGTACGAGTTCGAGGAGACTGTGCTCGACAGGGCTCTGTGGTCCCTGCTTGAGGACAGGTGGGAGTTCGACGACATACGGGCATCGGATGTCTCGTGAAGAGGCGAAAGCCGCTCAAGCGTTCAGGACGCCTGCGCGCACGCAACAAGAAGATGGGGGCGAAGTACGCCGACAGGCGAGTACTCGTGGCGAAGGTGCTGTCCGAGCGCCCGTACTGCGAGGCGTGCCCGAAGTTCGCGGCGCACGACGGGCTAAGGACATACCACCGCCTCGCGTCAAAGGACGTCCACGAACTCGTCCGCCGATCGCAGGGGGGCTCGATACTCGACGAGAAGAACGTCATTGCGGTGTGCAGGAAGTGCCACGACAGGATCGGCAGGGAGCCGTCGCTGGCATTCGACCTCGGGCTGGCAAAGCGAGGGTGGGAGCGATGAGCAGGCGCGGCTTGGTCACCCTCGGGATTGACCCGTCGCTCACGTCGACCGGCGTGTCGGTGTCGGGGCAGACTACGAGCATCCGTCGCAACTCGTCCGGCCCCCAGAGGCTCGTCGAGATACGGGATGAGGTCATGCGCCTCGTCTCCCATCACGGCATCGACTGCGTGGCGATAGAGCACTACTCGTACGCCTCGCGCAACTCGCAGGCGCACTCAATCGGCGAACTGGGCGGCGTGCTGAGGGTCGCACTCCACGAGGCGGGGATACCGACCATCGAGATACCGCCCACATGCAGGGCGAAGTTCGCGACCGGCAAGGGGAATGCCGGCAAGGCAGAGGTCGTCTCGGCCATATCCGCACGCACCGGAATCGTGTGGAACGGCGGCGACGGGCCGGACAGGTGCGACGCATGGGTGATCGAGGAGATGCTCAGGTGCAAGCTCGGCCAATCCGTCATCGAGTGGCCCAAATCCCACGCCGAAGGCCTGGAAAAGGTAGATTGGTCCCCGCTGGAGCGAATCACGAAAGGAAGGGCGAAATGACAGTCGCCAACAGTATCAGAACCGCCCCCATAAGCCAGGTCGAGATAGAGGAGCGGATACTCAGGCTCCTCGACGAACTCGAGTACCACACGGAAGCAT